ACAAATGCTGCAACAGGTGGTGGACCAAAATTATCAGCAACAGGTGGTGATTCTAATATAGATCTTGATCTAGAAGCAAAAGGTACTGGTCATGTAACTGTTAGAGGTAATGATAACCCAGGTACAATTCAATTTAATTGTGAAAACAATAGCCACGGAGTTCAGGTAAAAAGTCCTGCACACTCAGTAGGTAGTTCAGCGGTATTAACTTTACCAAGTGCAACAGGAAATATAATTGGAAGTGGTGACACAGGAACTTTACCTTTGGCTGCTATAGACATAGATGGTGGAACAGATATTGGTGCTGATCTGGTTGATGCAGATTTATTTATAGTTGATGATGGAGCAGGTGGTACAAATAGAAAAGTTGCTGCATCTAGAATTAAAACATACATTGGTGGCGGAACCTCTTGGCAGGCAGTTAAAACTTCTACTTTTACAGCCGTGGCTGGTGAAGGATATTTTGTAAATACTACAAGTAATGCCATAACAATGAATTTACCTGCAGGAACTTTAGGAGATGAAGTTGTATTTATTGACTATGCAGGAACTTTTGATACTTATACTTTTACCGTCTCTGCAAATGGTTCAGAAAAAATTGCAGGATATACAGATTCTACACAGGGCTGGCTGCTAAAGAATAAATAATCATGGCTAGTTATAAGCAGAGTGTTGGGACAGGGGTCGTCAACTTCGCTGGTAATAATAATCCAGGCGCTGTTGAGGGTCAACTTTGGTATGATAGTACAAACTATAATTGGAAATATCAATATCCTAATACAACCACGGCTGGTGCTTGGTCTACACAAAATAGTTTAAATACTGCAAGACAAACTTTAGGTGGTTCTGGTTCTAGCACAGCAGCTTTAGCGTTTGCAGGAGTTGGTGGTGCACCTACTAATGACCCTCAAAGTGTTACAGAACTATGGGATGGAACCAACTGGACTGAAGTAAACGATTTAAATACCGCAAGAGGATATGTAGGAGGAACTGGAACATCAACCTCAACATTAACTTTTGGAGGAAACAGTCCTAATAAAAATGACACAGAACTTTGGAATGGAACTAACTGGACTGAAGTAAATGATTTAAATAATGGAAGACAACAAATGGGAAGTGCAGGAGCAGATAACACATCAGCATTAGCTTTTGGTGGATCTCCTTTTCCTGCAGGAGGAGATTTTACAGAAACTTGGAATGGAACCAATTGGACAGAAGTAAACGATTTAAATACTGCTAGAACTTCTTTAGGTGGTGCAGGTACTGCAACCGCAGCACTGGCTTTTGGTGGAGACCCAACGCCTTTTAAAGTTGTAACAGAACAATGGAATGGAACAAATTGGACTGAATTAAATGATATGAACACTGGAAGAGATCAATTAGCGGGATCAGGAACTTATACAGAGGCTTTAGCTTTTGGTGGAGATTTGGGTCCTCCAGGCACAACAGGGTTAACAGAGGTATGGAATGGAACTAATTGGACTGAACAAGGAGATTTAAGTACCACAAGAAGATCATTAGCTGGTACTACCTCTGGAGGTTCTACTACAGGTTTGGCTTTTGGTGGAGAAGGACCACCACTAGCAACAGCAGCAGAATCGTGGACAGGTGCAGGTGCATCGATAAGCGCTTGGTCTTCAGGTGGAGATTTAAATACTGCTAGACAATCTCCAGGTGCGTCTGGAACTCAAAACTCAGCTTTATCAGTTGGAGGAAATGCTCCTCCAGGAAAACAGGCAATAACCGAGTCATACAATGGAACTAACTGGACTGAGGTTAATGATTTAAATACAGCGAGAAATAATTTAGTCGCCGTGGGTGCAGATAGCACTTCATCTTTAGCCTTTGGCGGTGCAACAGCCACTGCTAACTCAGCAAATACAGAGTCTTGGGATGGAACTAATTGGACTGAGGTTAATGACTTAAATACCGCTAGAAATGGTCTGGCTGATTCTGGTACAGTTACTGCGGCTTTAGCTTTTGGTGGAAGTACTGGTTCAGTAACAGCAGTTACTGAGACTTGGAATGGCACGAACTGGACCGAGGTTAACGATTTAAACACTGCAAGAAGTGCACTAGCTGGGGCAGGAGACAGTAACACAGTTGCATTAGGTTTTGGTGGAGGCCCACCAAATATTGCAATAACAGAATCATGGAACGGCACAAACTGGACAGAAGTTAATGATTTAAATACTGCAAGAAGAGCTTTAGGTGGAGCAGGAAATTATACATCAGCGTTGGCTGTTGGTGGAAATGATGGTTCTTTGTCAGGAAAAACAGAGGAATGGAATGGTACAAACTGGACAGAGGTATCAGACCTAAGCACCGCAAGAGCAGAACTAGGAACCACAGGAACAGTTCCATCTGCGTTAGCTTTTGCTGGAGCAGCTCCTAGTGATTCAGCAGCAACAGAAGAGTGGAATTCACCACAGAGTGTGGTAAAAACATTAGATTAAAAAGGAGGAAACTATGAGAACATATCAATACTGTGTAGCAGAAAACTGGGGAAAGGGTTTCATCAATCACGATGAATCTCACAGAATCACGTTTAAAGGCTATCCAGCGAATGTTTGGCAAGTTCCTGCATACAACAAACATGCTAATCTTTGGATTGCCAAAGTAGCGGGTGTCGTTAAAACAAAAGACGAAGCTCAAGCATTAGTTGATGCAGAGGTTCAAGCGGCTCAAGCTGCTTGGGATGCGTTACCTGCAGAAGAAAAGACAGATGACAATCCAAGACCTGCGGACATAACATTGGAGGCATAAAAATTAAATGGCTGAGTACAAAGGCATTGTTGGTACAAAGATTCGGAACTATACGACTAATCCCGATAATCCGATAACGGGAGAGGTGTGGTATAATGAGACTGATAATGTTTTAAAGTTTCAATATCCAAATTTAACCACAGATGGTTCATGGGCAACTACTACCGCTTTAAATACTGCTCGAGACCAAGTTGCGGGTTCAGGAACTACAACATCAACATTAATTTTTGGTGGTGGTCCTCCTATGATTGCAAATACAGAAAGCTGGAATGGATCTGCTTGGACAGAAGTAAATGATTTAAATCAAGCAAGAAGAGCATTAGGAGGGGCTGGTGCAAGTAATACAGCTGCATTAGGTTTTGCTGGTATTGGACCTGGACCATCGACATCAGTGAATACAGAATTATGGAATGGTTCTAATTGGACTGAAGTTAATAATGTAAATGCTTATAGAGGTTTTGCAAGTGGAACAGGAACTTCTACCTCTGCTTTATTTTTTGGAGGAGGCACTGCTTCAGATGGTGGTGTTCCTAATTCAAATAATAATGAAAGTTGGAATGGAACAAATTGGACTGAAGTTGGTGATATGGTTGCTGGAAGATCTAGTATGGGACAAGCAGGCGCTGATAGTACAAGCGCTTTAGCATTTGGAGGAAATCCACCCTCGAATACAGCAAACACAGAATCTTGGAATGGATCTAGTTGGACAGAGGTTAATAATTTAAATACTGCAAGAAGATCACTTGGAGGAACTGGAGCTGATAATACTTCAGCAGTGGCTTTTGGTGGATACACAACCACTACTGTAGCAATTACAGAAATGTGGGATGGATCATCTTGGACTGAAACAGGTGATATGAGTAATGCTAGATCATTTATGGCAAGCTCAGGAACAAAAACTGCTGCTTTAGCAAGTGGAGGTAGTAATCAAACTTATGTTGAACAATTTACAGGTCCAGGTGCACCTATTGGTGCTTGGTCTACAGGTGGTAATTTAAATACTGGTAGAAGAACGGCGGGAGGTGCTGGGACTCAAACAGCTGCATTAATCTATGGTGGAGACGAAGACCCTGGAGTTAACGCTTTAACGGAATCTTATAATGGTAGTAGTTGGACTGAATTAAATGATTTAAACCTTGCACGAAGTGTTATTGGAGGTGGTAATATGACTCAAACATCTGCTTTAGCTATTGCTGGACAACCCCCTGCATCAAGAACTGAAACAGAACTATGGAATGGAACGAATTGGACTGAGGTTAATGACTTAAACCAAGGAAGATATGGTGTAGTTAGCGCAGGCGCAGATAACACATCTGCACTAGCTGTTGGAGGTTATTATTCACCACCTGCTACTAGATCAGCAAATACAGAATCTTGGAATGGAACTAACTGGACAAATGTTAATGCTTTAAACACAGGTCGGTCAGGTGCTGCTGGAAACGGTATAATAACTTCTGCTTTATATTATGGTGGTTATGATACAACACATAGAGCTTACACAGAATCATGGAATGGTACAAACTGGACAGAGGTAAATGATTTAAACACTGCAAGGTATAATTTAGGTGGTGTTGGTGCTGATAATACATCGGCTCTAACTTTTGGAGGCACACCCCTAACAGCAAAAACAGAAGAGTGGAATGGTTCCTCTTGGACAGAGGTAGCAGATTTATCAGTAACGAGAGAGGACATAAATTCTTCAGATGCTGGAACAACTACAGCAGCATTAGTTGCTGGTGGATTAAACCCACCAGGAGTTGTAGCAACAACAGAAGAATGGAGTGGTTCATCAAACGTAACTAAAACGGTAGACGCGAGTTAATTATGACAACATATAAAGAATTAAAAGGAACAAACATTGAGGTCAACTCATCTGATCCATCTAATCCTCTTGAAGGACAAGTTTGGTTTAATTCAACATCAAATGTTTTAAAAGGACAAAGACCTAACTTAGCAGGATCTTGGGCTAGTGGTGGTAATATGAATACAGCAAGAGTTGATATGGGTGGAGCAGGAACTCAACCAGCAGCACTTGCTTTTGGAGGAGAGAATTCTAGTGGTACGCCAGTGGCGATTACAGAAGGTTATGATGGCTCAACTTGGACTGAATTAAATGATTTAAATACTGCAAGATATGGTATGGGAGGAGCAGGCACTCAAACTGCTGCGTTAAGTTTTGGTGGAACACCACCAGAGACTGATAAAACAGAAAGTTGGAATGGGACTAACTGGACTGAAGTTAATGATTTAAATGATGCCAGACAACTTGGTGGATCTAATGGAACTCAAACATCTGCATTATTATATGGAGGTACTCCAACACCTGGAGGAACAGCTAATACTGAAAGTTGGAATGGAACAAACTGGACTGAGGTTAACAATTTAAATACATCTAGATGGCGTTTAGGAGGCACAGGAGCAGATAACACTGCAGCGTTAGCAATTAGTGGTAGAGCTGGATCTTGGTATGATAACGTGGAAGAATGGAACGGAACAAACTGGACTGAAGTTAATGATCTTAACACTGCTAGAATTGCTTTAGGTTCAAGTGGTACTAATCCATCTGCATTAGCATTTGGTGGAGAATTAGCGCCAGGAACTGTCGCACAGAATACTGAACAATGGAACGGAACTAACTGGACAGAAGTTGCAGATTTATCTACTGCAAGAAACAGACCTGTTTCAGCAGGACCAGGAGTTCCTGCATCTTTAGCTGCTGGTGGAGCTAGTCCAAGTTATACTGCTGCAACAGAAGAATGGAGTTTATCAGATTTAGTTGGATCTTGGTCTACAAGTGGTAGTTTAAATACTGCTAGAAAATTTTTAGGAGGAGCTGGAACTAATACAGCTGCTATAGGTTTTGCTGGAGGACCTCCTTATGGTGTTTTAACAGAAACTTATAATGGCTCAAACTGGACTGAAGTTAATGACATGAATACTGGAAGAGGAGAATTAGGTAGTGCAGGAACTCAACCAGCAGCATTAGCTTTTGGCGGAACTAGTTCTGATACGGCAGCAACAGAATCTTGGAATGGAACTAACTGGACTGAAGTTAACGATTTAAATACTGCAAGACGACTTGCAGGAAATGGTATTCAAACCGCGGCTTTAGGATGTGGTGGATATCCTGTAACAGGAGCAACAGAATCTTGGAATGGTACCAACTGGACTGAAGTTAATGATTTAAATAATGTTAGATATGCTAATGCATCGTTTGGAACAAACACATCAGCTTTAACATTTGGTGGGGATGGTCCTGGTTCACCTGGTACAAAAGCTTTTACTGAACTTTGGAATGGAACTAACTGGACAGAAGTAAACGATCTTAATACGGCTAGATTATATGTAGCAGGCGGAGGAACAGATAATACCTCTGGTTTAGTTTTTGGTGGTTCACCAATGCCTGGTGCTGGTGCTTTAACAGAAGAATGGAATGGAACAAATTGGACAGAAATAGCTGATTTAAATACAGCAAGAAATGGTCTTGCTGGAGATGGCACAGTAACTGCAGCTGTAGCTTTTGGAGGAGCTGCTCCTTCTACCACAGGAGCAACAGAAGATTGGAATGCAAAGGTCCCTACAACTGTTACATTTAGTGATTCATAAGACTTGTAATATATTTTAGTTAGTATATATTAGTCTTAACTATAAAGGATAAAGATATGAAAAAAGATGTTAAAGAAGTAATACAAGGTGAAGAACCACATTTAAATAATTTACTATCAACTGAAGATCTATCATCGTTTAAAGGTATGGTAGACGAGCTTCGTGATACATGGACCAAGAAACAAATGTTTCGAACAGAAACAGAAGCAAGGTTTTCTGTATTACAAGATAATAGATATCCAACTAAAGCATCAAAGTATTGGCAGTGTGTAAGAGAACAATCATCATATTTAGACAACCTAATGACATTATCGTTTGACTACAGAAGAAACGAAGCAAAGATTAAATGGTTAGAAGGTAAAGTTGAAAAAGAAGAAGATGAATACAAACAAACTAAGTATCAAATAGATTTAGACGAATGTAGATTTGCAAAAGCTTCTATGGAAAAAGTTGCAAAACATAGAATGCGTGAAATTAAGATGTGGTCTAAATTAAAGAAAGAATTTAACGATGGATCGTTTAATGATAAAGATGTCAACGTTCACCAGTTAGAATCTTATGGATTGCAATATCATGAAAAAGCTAAATCATTAAATGCAAACTCATCAGAGGCTGAAGTATTTAATGTAATGGGACAATTACAATCATTACAGAGAATTAAAAAGTCTGGTGAATTAGAAAGTAGTTATCAAGAGAAAGAACAGATTGAACAACATGGAAAACCTAAAGTTTGATTTTATATTTTTAGGTCAGTCGGTTTTAAAGTATCAGGTTCCTTTAGATATATTTAATTCTATTAATTATATTTATGAGTCTAACTTTAATAATCTAGAACCTGCAAATAAACAATTAGTGGGTAAGATAGAAAAAGAACATTCTTTATTTTATAATGGCAAAGATCAATCAAAAATGAAGAATCATAACAAGTTGCCAAGAGATGTAACAAATTATTTTATGGAAATGTTTAGACATTATTTAGCCTTTAATAAAATAAGAGATTACAATTTACATCTTAATTCTATTTGGGTTAACGAAATGAAACAACATGAATACAATCCTGCACATATTCATAGAGGTATGTTGTTTACAGGTTTATCTAGTGTTATGATTTTAAAATTACCATCTACATTCGGTAGAGAATATTCAAATGCTGAAGTACAACAGAATGGTAGACTACAAATATTAGGAGCAGCAAACGGTCAGTTTGCAAAAATAGATTATCAACCACCTATGGACCTTAGAGACTTTTATATCTTTCCATATGATATGAGACATACTGTATATCCATTTAATGGCACCGATGAAGTAAGACGAACTCTTGCTGCAAACTGTGACGTAGAATTTGATCCAATAAAAAATAGAGGTGCATAATAATGGATAAACAATATTATATAGATAATCACATAGGTATTTTTAAAAACTTTATGCCAGATCATTTAATAAATGGTTATGTAGATTACTTTAATAAGTGTGAACAACAAGGTGCTGTGCATCCGAGAAAAGAAGCTGAGATGTTAGTATCTGATAATGCAATAGATACTATAAGAGATACTAATGTTTCTTTAACCTATGTTAATAAACCTTTTATAGAAATGTTTTTTAAAGAGGTGTATCCATTATATGTTAAAAAATATTCTTTCCTAAAACATTTAGACCGACACACGATATTAGAAGTTAAAATACAAAAAACTAAAGTAGGTGAGGGTTATCATTTTTGGCATTGTGAAAATGCAGCGATGAAATCAAGAAATAGAATACTAGCTTTTATGATTTATCTTAATGATGTAACTGAAGGTGGAGAGACAGAATTTTTATATCAAAAGTGTAGATTTAAACCAGAAAAAAATACACTATTAGTTTGGCCATCACAATTTACACATGTTCATAGAGGCAATCCACCTTTATCAAATGATAAATATATAATAACGGGGTGGGTAGAATACGGATATTAATATGATAACAGAACCTAAATGGAAATCTTATATTGTTGAAACAACCACACCAATCTTTACACCAAAACAATGTCAAATGATTATTGAAGCAGGTAGAAGCGAACCTAAACAAGATGCTTATGTTGGAAACAAAAAAGGTATTAAAGGTGGTGTGTTAGATACAAAAACTAGAACTTCACATATTAGTTGGATACCATTTAAAAAAATGGGAGATATGTATAAAGACATTGAAAAAATTATGAAGACTACTAATGGTAATCATTTTGGTTTTGATGGAATGACAATAACTGAGATGGCACAATACACAGAATATCCAGAAGGTGGGTTTTACGATTGGCATGTAGATAACGATGTAAACTGTGCACACGAACCACCTGTAAGAAAAATATCTATGACATGTCTATTATCTCCTGAGAATGAATTTGAAGGCGGAGATTTAGAATTAATGGCTGAAGGTAAGATCGCAAAAATAAAACAAGGACACGCCGTGTTCTTTGCATCATTTATAAGACACAGAGTAAAACCTGTCATACGTGGCAACAGAAAATCTTTGGTTATGTGGTTTGGAGGCACACCATTTAAATGATCAAAGCTGCATACTTTCCAACTATTATATATGCTAAAGATGTTAACTTAGATAATAGATTTTTTGAAAAAGAAGTTCTTGCTTGGGCTAATAAAGACAAAGGAGTTAAACGAACTAATATGAAGGGTTGGCACAGCACAACTAATATGCATGAGATACCTGTATTTAAACCATTAGTCGATGAATTATTTAAAATGCAGAATGAGATATTCCAAGAAGAGTGGTTGGAGAGCGAGGCGCTTATGGGTAATATGTGGGCAAACATAAATCCACCAGGTGGATACAACAGACCACATCTACATCCTAACGCTCATTTTAGTGGTGTATATTATATTAAAGCACCTAAAAATTCTGGACAGCTAGTATTTAATGAACCAAGATCTTCAGCACATATGGTTATGCCAAGAAGAAAAGAAGGAGAGCCACCTTCACATTTATGGAGAGAGGTTAGAGTAAATCCGTTAGAAGGTAGAATAATTATATTTCCAGCATGGCTTTGGCATTGTGTTGAACCAAATGAAAGTAATGATATAAGGATATCAGTATCATTTAATTTTTTACAGAAAGGATTTAATGTTTAAATATCACGTTATTAAAAAAGCTTTATCTTTTGAATTAGCTAATTTTATATTTAATTATTTTTTACTTAAAAGAGATGCTGTAGAGTTTATGTATAAACACAATCTAAACTCACAGTCTCCTATACTTGGAACATGGACCGATAAACAAGTGCCTAATACATACTCTTGTTATGCTGATTTTGTAATGGAAACTCTGTTGATGAAAATGCTTCCTGTAATGAAAAGAGAAACAGGGTTAGAATTAATACCTACTTACTCTTATTCTAGAGCATATAAAAAAGGAGATATATTAAGACGACATAAAGATAGACCAAGCTGTGAGATATCTACAACTCTAAATCTTGGTGGAGATCCTTGGCCTATATTTATCGACGGTACGGGGTCTGACAACGTCATAGACGAGTATA